TGGCCCGACATCAGCAGCGTATGATACGGTGATTAAGAAGGGAGCAACATCAGTAAGATCGGCACCGGTAGGAAGTGATGCCTGAAGCTGTTCAAACAGCGATTGCAACACTGTCATCTTTACCGGAGGAAACTCTTTTTTGCCGCGTCCCATCGACACCGGCTTGTTGCCACCAGCATAGATGTTTACTTGTTCGCGAGTAACTCCGTATGAGATTTCAACAACCCCGGTCAATGCGACGGTGCTGCCAAAGGCAAGTATCTTGATGTCTTCGTATGCGTATTCTTGACGCATACCGTTGATTGAAATAGCCATTAGTTCGCCGGGTTGTTGAAGCCTATTGTTACTTGAATTTTGCGGACAGTGCCAACGGGCACGATTGAGAGCACGACCTTAACTTGGCCGGTAGAGAGTACGTTCTGATTAGCATCGACGGCTACGGTTACACCTGAAATCTCGTCAATCATGTTCGACAGGATTGCGCTTTCAAGAATGCCCTGATAGTGCTTAATTACTGCGGTTGATAATTTGCCGGTAGTTGCATCCACCAGCACTTCATCAAGCAGCTCATTCACATACGTAGTGTATGCAATACGCACAGCTTTATTTACGGTACGGCTGTATGTGAATTGAGCATAATCGTTTGTAACGGGAGCGGCCGTGTGGTCGTCGTTAAAGTAAAACCCGGCCAAACCGACGTGCTGCCGGAAAAACACGTATCCGTTGGTGTCAAGCGTGTTTTGGTTAACGTCACTTATGGTTGACATAAGTGCACCATTGCTGAGTGAAGCACGCACAACTTTTACGGGGCCATTTTTAACCCGGCCAATATTGCGCTGAACAGGCACAGCTGCTGCACAGCCAAGAGCAATGCCTACAGAAGCATACTTTGCTGCGTGTGCGGCGGCTGTAGCTACAGTGTTATCCTGACCAAGTACAACCGCTACGTGCGGAGCATTTGGCCCATTGGTGGCGCGAAGGTTAGTAATGGATGATACTGTGCCTTGGAAGTTGCGGCCTTCGATAACCGCCGAAAACGGACGCTGGGCGTTGAACTCTTCGGTATAAAGCAAGTTGAGTTTAGTGATCGCGTCCAGCAAATCCTGTTCAAATTGCCCTGTGTATGTGGGCACATAAGCCGCATCGGGCACCCGGGTGATGCCCAGCATACGAATAACACCGCCTGTTTGTGAAAGCAGTTTTTTCGCGTGTGTTGCTGCTGGATCACAGATTGTGTTCATGGTTACCGTTTTAGCGACAACCATTACATAAAGCCTGCTGCCTGCTGGCGCATGATCATAAAACTCCTTGATGTGCTGAAACGCAAGGCAGGTGTTTGTGGAGTCGTAAGCTGCATTAATCGTCAGCGCTTCAGCATCGGCAAGCGATGTGAAGGGGCCGAGAATGTCGCCCAGCGCAAACTGACCAGCAACGGCAACTCCGGAAACAATTAATCCAGCCACTGAATCTTCGGACGGCGCATTGCGACCAAGATTGCCGTTAGAAAGCGACGCTGAAACTGTAGGTAAAGCCATTTGGCGTGTTGTTACAGGTGATTACTTTTTTGTTACGGCAATTACTTCTTGCCTTTAGCTCCGGCATTGCCTTTTGTTCCGGCATTGCCTTCAGCTCCGGCCTTGCCTTCGAGTTCGGCAATCTGGTCAGCAATATCATCGCGTTTGATAGGCGAAACTTTACGCGCTTCTTCAGTGCTGCCCAACGTGTGACCGTGCTGTTCAGCAACTTGCTGGTTGCTGAAGCAAAGCCCGTCTGTGGTCTGGTAAAACTTGTCGGTTGCCGGGTTTGCGATAAAGCATTCGGCAGCTTTTTTGAGATTGTTTTCCATTTGTATGGCGTTTGGCAGATGTTTGGTTTCCCCTGCATTAAATCGTGCAGGGGAAACCGCAACGCATCAGCCGAATTAAAGTGTCTGTTGGTGATTTAAAGATTATACAGCAGCCTGCACAATGGCCACAACGCCTTCTGAATTAGCGCGGCGGCGGCGGCCACCGGCTTTTACTTCAGCGCTGTAAACGTCTCCGTAAAACTGCGGATCGTTTGTTTTTTCGAAGAAGTTGACTGTGCCAACAGCGCGGGCCACACAATCCTTTTGCCAGCAAATAACAGCCTGATTGTCGCTTGTAGCTGTTGCGGCTCCAGGTACTTTCGCAGCAGGTGTTGAGGCATTGTCAAACACGGTATTTTCTGCGCGCTCAATGAGTACGAAGCCGTAAAGCTTAACCAGCTTGCCTTCTTTGAAATCGGTTTCGCCGCCGTTAACACCATCACGCTGTTTCAGGTCAGCATCTTCCAGCAGTTCAGCATACAGGTCGCTCGGAATAAGCGCGTAGCGGTTCTCCTTAGAGATTTTTTGTTTATTCATCAGCTTGCGGGCATCAGCAAGCGACTCTTTCACAAATTTGCGGCGGGTGCCGGTTGCTCCCGGCGACAAAGCCGATGCAACCAGAGAGCCTGTAGTGCGCAGGATATTGCCGACCGGCAATGCATTTACCCATTTGTACAAAATCTCGTCGGCAATAGACTCCGACAACACCTGACGGTGATCACCAAACACAGATTCCTGTTTGTCGTATGAGATTTCATTTTTCTCCAAGTTTGGAATGTGCGTCGGATCGGTACTAAATACATCAAGCGGGTAAGTAACATCGGTATCCGTTCGGCGCACTGCGGTAGCTGGAAAGCTTGACCTGTTTTTTACCACGCTGGGCTTCGCACCGGCCTGTGGAATATGCACTACAACACCGCCAAGTACATTGTCACTTTCTGAAAAGCTTTGTTCCAAGAACTCGTTGTTCTTGTATAGATTTTCAATGATATAATCCTCCCAGTTCTCAACCTGAACGGCCATAAACAATCCAGACAAGGGCTTTGCGTGAATTGGAATCGAAAGCGCGGAAGCAGTCAGCTTTACAAAAAGGTAAATGCCGGGAGGCGCGCAGAAAACAACTTTTGCCGCCGACAGCGCGGATACATCAAGGGCGGGCGCTACTGCCGAGCCAATCAACATGGCCATAAAGGCATTGAGCAGAAGGAGTGAGATAAATTTTAAGAACTTCATGTTTGAAGGGTTGAATGGATTGAACCTTATTTGGATTGAACCTTATGAATTGGTATTGTGGATTACTTACCGGAGCGGAGTTTTTCAAAAGCCTCCGGGTCGGCTGCCTGAAGCTTGGTCAGGTACTTCTGGCCTTCCGCTGTTTTTTTCAGATCGCGAAATGACAAGCCAACAAACTTGTCGTCAGCAACAGCATCGGGGGTTACAACACCGGTATTGAGTTGCTGATTCAGCGGCTTGTGCGGCGGCAGTTTCGACAGGATGGAATTCGCGGACTCAAAGTTGAGTTCAAGCATTTGCCGCCAGTTTTCAACTTCAGACTCCATAATGCGGTTGTCTTTTTTGGCGGCTGTCAAAGCCCCCTCAATAGCCAGTTTGCGATCTGCGTCCGCTTTATCCTTGAGCGCTTTCAGCTCTTTGTTTTTTGCTTCAAGCTCAGCAGCATTGTCGGCGGCCAGCTTTTTAAGCGAGGCCACAGCCTCACATACCTGCTCTTCAGTGGCTGTAGCGGCCAGCCCGAGCGTTGTTGCAACGAGTTTCATATTTGAGTTGGATTTGAATACAAGGGAATCGCCCGCACGACCAGCTTGCAACTCTACGAAGCTGCGAAGCTGATCGCCGGACATCAATTGGCCCTCACTGTCATAAATGCGGAGGGCGCTACCATTTGAAGGTTTAGGAGTGAGTGACGCTTCAATAAGCGTCGATTTGGTAACGTACAGGACGTTATCGCGCCATTCTGTTTCATCGAACGTGAAACCAATTGAAACGCCTTTTAAAAAGCCGCGATCAACCTTGCCTTTTACAGATAAGGCAAGCTCGTCGTCTTCATCAAAAACAGCGTCAGCAAGAAGCTGATCTTTTTCAACGCGAAGGTTTGTCCACTTGCCAATCAACTCACCCTCACGATGATTGTGAAGCATCAC